ACAAACCCGTAGTCGTGGCTGTTCCGCTAGCGTTCAAAGTCACTTCTTCTTCTAGCTCCGCATAATTTGTATCAAGACCAGATACAAGCACTTTTACGCCAGAATCTGTAGCGCCTCCTGCGGAGGTGACTGTCATAGCTACCGCGGAACCCGGATATGCGTATAAACCGCCTGCATCCCAGACGGTTTCACTTACGTTAATGATATTAGGGTTGTAACCATATTTAAAAAGCGTGTTGTGATACGCAATTTGGTCACGAGAAGACTGAAGCTCGAACGGCTCCGAAGTCCCTACCCTTGATATGGAACTGACTTCACGAGCCATTCGAGCCTCCTGTTACGACAAGAAGACAGTCACGCTATCCAAAGCGGTTTCGTCTATATACAGGTCTGTATCAAAACGAATGCCGTCATCTGGAATGTTGACTGAAAAAGTGTCACTTGTTTGAAGATCAAGCTGTAGCTTGATCCCGCCAGATGCGCCGCCGTCACGTAAAATAATAGCGGGGGCTCCAGCAGCTTCGGTATTTACCGTAAGCTGGCGCAAACGGCACGGTCCACTATAGATCGTGCCGTCTCCGTCTGTGCCTACGTCCCGATATTTGGAAAATATCAGAGATCCAGCCATAGCTTACCCCTCTTTCTTTGTTACAGCCTTTTTCACGGCCTTTACGGCCTTTTTAAGAGGCTTTTTGCTACCGTTAAGCTTACCCATGATAAGCCCCTATTAAACAGCAGCGGAGAAAGGAGTAGCTTCTGTGCCAGTGGCCGCTGTGCGGACTACAACAGAAAACTTGTTGCTAGCAACGTCCTGAAGTTCCACCTGTGCGCCAAGAATACCGCCAGTCGTTGACCCGTCCATAGTGATGGTGTCGCTGTCAGCAGCAGTTTCAAAGATAGACGCAGTATCGCCGCCGTCGTTAGCTACAATAGCCATACCAGACATTGTGTCGCTAGAATTAGCAACCTGAATGATATAGTCGTTTGAAGTAACGGTGGTTGCTACAAAGAACTTGTAGATGTTGCCTGTTCCGCTAGCAGCAGGGAGAGTGACAGTCGCGCCACTTGCAATATCCAAAACCATAGTGCGGCCTGCATTTGCGGCAGATGTCATGGTAGCGTTAGCTGTTACGGAAACGAGAGAGTCAGAGCCAGAAATAAAACCGGCAGTGGAGGTCACGGGACCCGAAAAAGTTGTAGAAGCCATTTTATCACCTCTTGCACAAGGGTTCGCTCTGTAGTCCGTGCAATGTCAGGTGGGCAGGATCCTGTCTACAAAGCTAAAGTTACGCCCAAAATAAGTATACCGCAAAAAAGAAAGGGCGGCAACTGCCGCCCTTTCTCATTTGTAAAAGATGTTTACGCTGCGCCCGGAGTACCGAAAACACAACGCCAATCTGAGACGCCGAAGCTGTAACGCTCACGAGCCTTAAACCGCATGTTTCCGGTGTCAAAATCACCTTCCATTGCAGTTTTAATCGCTGCGCGGTTGAAGTACTTGAAGCCGTTTGGAGCATCTGTCTTGATGAAGAAAGCATCCGTGTCGGTCAGGAAGTGGTTAACCACTGCCCCGTCAGGAAGCATTCCCATGCTCTTCACCGCGTTCAAGTCATTGTCCGCTGTTGAAGAACGGAGGTTTGAGTTAATCACCCGCTCTGCAATGAATTGCAGCTCTTTAGGGATAATCAACTTCGTACCGCGTACTGCAATCTTCAGACCACGCTCGTCAGTCAAACCAGCAATGTCAATCAGCATCTGCTCAAGAGAAGTCTCGTTGAGGTCAGCCGCAGTAGCCAGAATATTGGTCTGGTTACCTGACAATGATGGGTGAGCGTTTGAACAAAGTGCTGCACCATCGCCAATCGCATTACCGCCGGTTGCGCTGAACGCATTGTTCAGAATAGCGGCAGCTTTGATCTGCTTTGTCTGAGCCATTGAACGGGCCAGAGCTTTGGTGTAGCGTGATGCCAGACGGTCATACAGGTTGTCTTCGATAGCTTCCTCAGTGATTGAGAACGCCAGAGCGATTGTTTCGTGTGTGTACCGTGCTGTGTAGGTCTCTTGTGCATCGTCAAAACTGATGGCTCCGCCTTCAGATTTTGTTGGTGCCGTTGAAAATCCACCGAGCATCACCTCTTCTTCAAATGCACGATCTGATGACTCTTCGTCATAGATTTCAGCATGCTCATTTTCGTAGCGGTCGTACTCAAGGCCGAACAAAGCATTCAGGCCGGGCTCAAGCTCTTTCGCTAGTTGTGCGCGAGAAATAGCCATTTTCTATCCCCTCCTTAAACGCCCGTTGAAGTCGCAGTAGTCTGCGAGTCAAAACGGCTTGTGTTTGCGTTGAAATGTGCATTCAACCGAACAATCAAAGGAATACCCGCAGCGGCAAAGTCGCTGTTGGCTTCGTCATCCATGATTCCTACAATCCGCAGCGGCAAAGTCGCTGTTACGGCAATTGAAGACACGCTAAGTGCACCGTTTGCGCTACCCGTGTTGGTAGAGCCGGTGCGGGCTGATGTGCCCAAAGATGCGTTAGCAAAAATGGCTGCCTGTGCGGTTGCACGGTCAGTCAATGATGCGTCAGAAGCAACTTTGAACAGTTGGTTTGGATTGTCAGCCACAAACGCCTTTACAGGGTAGTTTGTGTCAACGCTGACTGAACCAGAACCCGGCCAGTAGTTGAGCCATACAGGCTTCTTCTGGACTGAGTCTTGGTATTGAACGCCCATCAGGACACCCAATGCTGGAGTTGTGCCACCGTCGGTAGCACCAGCATAATCAATAACGCCAGCAGCAGTCGGGACTACAATAGCGTACTGATAGATTGGGTTGCCGTTGGCGGATGAGATTTCATATTCGGTTACACCGGTAGAATTAACACCACTTCCAACTAGCCCGATAGGACGAAGACCATAGGCAGTGTTTTGGTTTGCCATTTGATTTTTCTCCTAATCAGGGCGACCCTATCTCTGTGGGCCGCCAAAAGTTACACGAGATTGACGATCAGGTTTATTGATCGTCATGGATGAATGAGCATTCTCGCGCATCATATCTTGGTCCACGGCTTGCATTTGATCCGCACTTCTTTGGTTAAAATATGCGGTTCTTTCTGCCACCGTTTCCACTGGAATCCGTGCGAGAATAAGGCCACCTACTCCAAACACACCTTCGTACTTACCTGAGTCAACTACCGGGGCCTCAAAGTCAGGGTACTCGTCCTTACGAACCAGTTCCCAACCTTCGCGCATCTTAGCGCTTACGTTTTTAGTATCGTCAAAACCACGGGTTTCAGCCCTGATCCAACGATGCTTAAAACCATCCGGTGCAGGCGGTGCATCCAACATAGATGGGGGAGCCCACGGCTTACGCTTTGCCGTTTTCTCCCGAGTTTGATTTGCGCGAGAAGTCCGATCAATGTTCTGTTCTGTCATTTTCCTTACTCCTTCACGTATTTCGCGTATTCTTCAAGCGGCACACCCAATTTTTTCGCTATTGCGACTTGGCTAGGGGTGAGTCTAACCTTTTTCCCACTACTGCGCCCAGAACTACTGCGGGATACGGAAGCAACCGTCTGAGCGGGCCGTCTGCTACCACCGTTTAGCTTATGCGGAAACTCTTCCACCATACGCTTATCTAATTCATTATAGTACTCATCGGACTGCGGGTCAAACCCTTCGTTTTCAATAAGCTTTTTGTGGATGCCAAAAGCTGCGTACGTCATAGCTTCATCTTCCCCAAACCACTCATTTCGAGACGCCCAACGCTGGGCTTTGGGGTCCGGCATTTTAGGTTGAGACGGCATAGGCTGCTCAACCTGTGCGCGTTGCTGCGCGGCAGCGGCTTTACTGTACCGATCCTGCTGTGCCCTTGCCTGTTCAGCTCTGTCGTTCTCAATAGCTAACCGCGTGATCTTACGCTGAGCTTCTACGACACCCGCAGTATCACCAATCTCAATAGCAACAGCTAGGTCACTTTCGGCGGCGGCGATCTGAGTTTCAACCCGGCTGCTATACTCTTTCACATAGCTGTTGTCCAAATGGTCCATGCGCTGTTTAAGAGAGCTAGCTTCAGCCTGTACGTTTTGAGCGTACCTTATAGCCTCTTCCCTTTGGCGCTCAGCCTCCCGCATCTTTTTTGTAAGACGATCTATGCGCTTCTGCGTAGCGTTCTCCGCCTTATCAAAGTTGTCATCGGAAGATGCCGCAAGCGAGGCATCGTCGGAAGATGCCGCAAGCGAGGCATTGTCATCACCACCGGGCAATTCGACTTCTTGTTCTTGCGCGTCGTCTAAATCTAATTCGATTTGATCTTCTTTTTCTTCTGCCATTTTTTTCTCCTAGAAATGCAAAATATCTTCGGGTTCTTTGATGCGCGATAAAATCTCGTCATCATTTAGAATACGAACCTCGCCACCATCAATTTTAAAACGAGACCCCGCATAACGAGCAAACATCACCCAGTTACCCTGCTCGCACCACGGACCAGAGGGAAACTTCTCTGGGTCCTTGTAAGCCAGAGGTCCCACTTTTAGGACATAACCAACTTGCGTAGATATTGTCTGCTCTTCCACTACCTTATCCGGCAAATAGATTCCGCCGTCAGTTTTACCTTTTCCGCGATAGGGGAGAATAAGCAAACGCCAGCCCGTTGGGTCCGGCATCCTTTCTAGGAGAGAACCACCGATAGACTCGGGGTCCAGTACCTTATCAGTAACATCCTTGTAAGCTGAAGCGAGGTTTGCGACACCCTCCGCTGCGCCTTCAAGGTTAACTTTTTGCGCTTTAGCCATTGCTTTGCTCCTGTTTATCTAGCAGGCCCTTGAGTTCCTGTTCCACGTGATCTAGGGACTTTAAGTTTCCCATGAGCTCACGATACTGCTCGATGTTCTTAACATTGTCATAAATCAACAAGTCTTGAACTGCTTGCCGCCGCTCCCGAATAATCCGAAAGACGGCCTCCGCGAAATAAATTTGATCCACTCGTATATCTCCGCATTAAGTCTGATATGGTTTTATATCATATCCAAAGCAAAGTCACGAGTTTCTTTTGCCCTTTTTAACCAACCTTTGCCAAAAGTACTGTACGTAGACAAACCCTTATAAAACTCAATACGAGTCTCAGTTATTTTCTCTATTATTTCTGTTGGGCTATATTCAGAGACAGCTTCTAGGGTCCTTGGACCAATAGCCCCATCCTGCAACACCATAACCGTCTTTTGTAATGCCTTTGCGGCACGTCCCGGCCCGCTGTTCACGGCCCAGTCAAATACGCAAAAATCTACACCGTTCGGAAGTTCGTCACCCCTTACCTTGTCCCAGTAACCTTTTTTGTAGATTAACTGAACATGATCTTTTGGGATGTTCTTTAGCTCGCTTACGTCTTCAAGAGGACGCCCCAAAAAATCAGCATAGGTTTTATGTGTGATACCCTTGTTAGTTGCGCCTCCGGGATCATCTTTGTGATCCACAAACCCACCTTCGTGGTGCAGTACCATCTCAAGACTTTTAAAAAAATTAGCTTCCATCTACCGGTTCCGCCTTAGAAATTTTCTATGCTGACGCCAAAACCAATTACCTATTACAATAAAGGGCTTACCACAATAGAGTAAGCCCAGTGCTATGTACCTATTCATTTTGTCAGTCCTTTGGCTTTTTCAAAGGTACGTAACCCACCAAGGCCAAGCATACCCATTAGCACGGTCATCAAAGAGTCCATATCAAACGCGGGTAAATCTGGCGCTTCTATTCCCGCATACGCAAAACCAAATGTAACCATAGGCACTAAAACGAAGTGCCATATCATCGCAAAGCTCAAGCCCCAGCCAAGAAAGGGCCGCCATCCCGCCACAAATATAGAGCGGTGCTGCGCTTCCATCTTATTGATTTCAAGCTGGCCTTTAGCTAAGTCCTGCGCGTGGCGCTCTGCCATAGTGGCAATCTCATGCGCCAACTTGTTCTTCTGGTCTTTATCTTCAACAAATTTACCGATTAGCTCGGTAGCTGGTCCAATAAGTGCCTGAATCATGTTGTCAACTTTCCTTTTGGTAACGCCCGACATTGCCAAGATACAGGCTTGTATCCTTGCATGTGTTTATGAACTGCGCGAGACATTTCATACGCTCGTTTCTCGCACCGCTCATATGTGCTATAGGGCCCCCACTGGTCTTCTAACTGGTAACATTGTTCCATATTAAAAACAAGACACGCAAGAACAACCGCCTGATACATTATTTAGCCACGGGCTTGTGCTCGTGCCCCATCCATATACCAAAAACGCCCGTCATAACGCCCATAACCACTGAAACAAAAGCACTCTGCGCCCCCGTCGGCGCGTCTAACGCCATAAACCACTCGGCACAGCGCCAACTCAT